CGCCTACATTGCTTCCATTGCTTGAACTGTTAACCACAGTAAGCGCCGAAGCACCTGATTGTGCTTTACTTATCTCTACGCTGTCATTGCTCGCATCAACGAAGAACATCGAAGAGTTGTTGTCAGACTCGACGCGGAAGTCTAGGTCTGCATCGCCGCCGTCGTTGAAAACAGCTTCTAAACGTCCAAAATTTGCTTGTTCACGCCAAGTGATAGCTGCATCAGCGGTGCCGGTGTCGGCTGTATTAAAAATGTGATTCCCGCCTTGGGAGTTTGATCTATACTGCACAGCGTAGCGAGACGAAAGCTTGTAATAATCGCCAGTAGACTGAGAGTAAAAAGTCGTACCAAGCCTTAATCCGCCTGCCCAGTAAGTGCTACCAGCATAAATGGTTCCGTCATAGTTCAGATCAATACCAACGCCAGTGTCATGCCCGTAAGAGGTTGAGTTTTGTACCGTCAGGTTGTTGGTGCTGGCGTCTACAAAGAACGCATGAGTGCTGCTGTCAGACTCGACGCGGAAGTCTTGATCGTAGCTATCTTGATTAAAAACAGTTGCGTCGTAAGTAAATTCGACGTTTTCGCGTAAGTCTGTTTGGGCGGAATTCTGAGAGAAAATGTCTACTTTTTCTCCAAGAAGCGAAGGATTGGATAAGGTATTAGTAGTTACCGCAGTGCCGGGGATTGTTGCACTACCTGAGTTATCAAAATAAACAGTCGCGTCTTGTACTGCTTCGACGAAAAAATCGCCTTTTGCAAAGTGGCCCATTTTGATCCAAAAATCAAAATTAGTGCTTGACTGCTTGTCGGTATAAACTAAAAACTCACCGTTAGTAGCTTGGAAACCATTGAAAGTTCCGGGGTATCCCTGTCGCCAAACATTTGCCCTAACCTCATCATCAGCGTTTCCTAAAGCGCACTCGATAAAATATACGCCCATGTTGGGATCGCCGTAACCGATAGAACCGACAAACCTAAATAAAGCCCTAGCGCCTTGACCAGCTAAATTACCTAAACGAAACGTTGTGGTCGATCCAGAGGAGGATACGCTATACCCGAAAGTCGAAGTGATTTTATTAAGGGCCGCATCATCGTCAACATAAAGACCCTCTAACGAACCGCCAATGGTGAGTGCGTAAGACGAATTTGGTGAACCGGTTAAAATGCCAACGTTATTTAAACCCGCATCAACAAACAGCGCATGAGTACTGCCGTCAGACTCAACGCGGAAGTCGAGATCGACACCCTGCTCATTAAATACCGATTCACCTAAAGTTAGATTAAGACGAGCCGTATCTGAACCACCTACGATAGTACGGAAAGACAATAGGCCATCTTCAGTGCCATCCGTAACGTCAGAAGCCTCTGCCCTAATTTGTGCGTAAGTGGTGCCATTGCCGCCGCTATCTTGTCCGGTAAAGACAATAATCCCTAAACCGTCGCCGTCAATTGGACTTGCTGAGGTACGACGTAAATCTAAATAAGGGCCGTATGTCGCACCCGCATCAGTGCTTTCTAGTCGTGTCAGCGTTGTCCCAGAGCTAGTGGCGTGTAAAGTATATTGCGGATCAGACTCGCCTATGCCGACGCGATTAGCCCCTGCATTAACAAACAACATATGGGTGTTGGTGTCAGACTCAACGCGGAAGTCTCTATCCGCACCCGCCTCGTTGATAGTCAGACCAGCAGAGGCATCGTAGACAAACGAGGCAGTCGTGCCGTCGGTGTCGTAGAAGGTGATGTCGCCTGTTGCACCATCAATAAATTGACGTAGAGTACCGCCTGTCTTGAAATTAATTGAACGAGTGCTATCAGTATCTAATGTTAGCTTGCCCGCGTCATTTTTTAGTAAGCCAATAGCTGTTGTTCCTGTACTACCACCACCTACATAATAACCCGCCCCACCACTATCTATTTGAAAACTATTTGAAGCTAAAGCATCACCCGTTACGTCGATGCCGGTGGAGGTGGTTTCTAAAACGGTAGTGTTGTTGTAACGGATTCTGACTGAGCCACCATTAGTGCCTTTTAAATACTCTTTTGAACCGTCAGCATTTTTAAGTACAAGGTCGTCTGCCTGTATCTTCAGGTTGCCTGTGCCGTTGTCGAGAATGACACTGTCAGAAGCATCATGATAAATCTGCAGGTCCGACCCAGCACCGAAGATGGCCTTGGAGCTGTCCGCAAAGGTGATGTCGTCGCCCGTGCCAACCGCAATGTCCGTGCCGCCGGTCGTGTTGCCGTTAGCCAGAATCTCAGCGAGCGTATCCACCGTGCCAACTTGGCTATCGACGTAGGCCTTAATGGACTGCTGCGTAGCCAACGCCGTGGCGCTGTCAGAAGACATGTCGTCTTCGTCGAGGATGTCAGTAATAGTAGTCGTAGCGTTAACCGTAAGGCTGGTGTTCGCCGTGACCGTCGTACCTGTAATTGCAGCGGGGGTACTGCCACCGATCACTACACCGTCCGCAGTACCGCCGTTGATGTCCGCCGTGGTGGCGGTGAGGTCAGCGACGGTGATGGTGCCAAGCTCAAGATCCGCCAGCGCATCAACCACAGCGCCGGTGGCACCCGCCCCGTCGAGGTAGACCATCTTGGTCTGGCCGCTGGCGATAGTGACGTTGCCGCCGCTGCCTTGGGAGATGGCGATGGACTGGGAGCCGGTGGTGGCGTTCTCGATGAGCATTACCCGGCTGACCGTGTTCGGGGCGATGGTCAGGGTACGGGTCGCGGTCAGGGTCGCAGAACTGGTGACCTTGAAGTACATGGCCCGGGCCGGATCCGTGGCCCCGTCAGCGACCGTGGTCGTGGCGTCAGCGTCGGTCGCGAAGCAGTCCTGCGTGCCGTAGCCCATTGCTTCCGCAATAAGCTCTAAGTTCGTATTAGTAGACGTTCCCCAAGTCCCGGCCTCATCGCCAGTGGCAATCTCTTTGAGACGCAGGTCGTTGTCATAAGTTGCCATGCTTCATCTCCGTCTTAAGCCACTTCCTGCCAGTCTGGGGTTTGGCTGTCATCTATTGTAGACCAGCCCGGGGACTGACTATCGTTAATTTGAGACCAGTTTGCTGTCTGGTCATCGTCAATAATTGTCCACCCAATTATTCTAACCGTTCCAACGGCAACAGTCGCTACTACTCCGCTTGGATAAATGTTCCCTTCTGCCGATACAGAAACATTCCCAAGCGATGCTGTAACCGAGTTACCCGTTACCTCAACCCGGGTAACAATCTTTATCGACACCGAACCTACAGCGCTTGTTGCCTCAAGGCCGGAGGCCGAAACAACAGCTCCAGCATCTATGGAAACGTTTCCGGCCTGCGCGGTTGCCTCTGCGCCAGTAACAGAAACGACGGCGCCCGCCGAAACAGTGGCTGAGCCAAGACCTATAGATGCTGATGTGCCGGTCGGAATGACCAGTGCGTTAGCCGTGATGCTAACGGTGCCTACCTCTGCGGTTGCTTCAACCCCAGATGGTGCAACTGTTGCGCCAGCGGAAACCGATACCGTTCCGGCTGACGTTGTGGATTCGTTCCCGGTTACATTTACATTTGAATCGGCTAGGACTATTACCGTCCCAACAGCGCTTGTTGCCTCAAGGCCAGACGGCGATACGTTCGCCTGACCAGAGACGCTTACGGTGCCTACCGAGGCGGTTACCTCTTGGCCCGTGACGGAGACCGGGAACGCCTCCCCCCACGGACCTTCGCCCCAGCCTGCTCGCCCCCAGCCGGTGTTTAGGGCCACCTACTTAGGCAATACGAATGATTGCGTTAGAGGCGTCAGCAGCCGGGAACTGGATCGTGAAATCGCCTGCAGTGGACGTTTGGTCAGAGCCAAAGTCCAGCACCACAACAGACTTGTTCGAATCCGTGCTGTTGTAGATCAGGGCGCCACGAGCCGTGATGGTTGCTGAGGACCACGTCGTGTCCGCAAAGTCCGTGAAGGCGGTCGTCCCGGAGCTGGTCGGCGTCACGTTGGTAAGCGTGTTCCCGCCAGTCGTGTAGCCGGTGCCGCTGACTTCGTTCGTTACGGTGAACGCCGTCGTCGATGCGCCAAGAGTTGCCGAGCTGGTGTACAGCGCAATCTTGAACGTGTCGCCAGTCCCGTTCGTAAAGTTGTGCGTAGCCGTCAAAAGCTCTTGTTTAAACGACGTACACACTGCTTGGGTAATCGCCATGGTAGATCTCCTTTATATCTTGCTGATGATATCGGCGATGTCGTTATGACCCTGCTCCCGCAGTTTAGAGGCTAGGGTCGCCTTTTCGCTTTTGATGGCTTGCTTAATGTAAAACTCTGTCGTCAATCGAACCTTCTCTTTAAAGGCATGCGCCTGATCCTTGATCGGCTGCGGCGCCTCGTTGCTCACAGAGACAATGTGGTTAGTGGCTCTGTCTGCCCAGTACTCAGGGCCAAAGCCACCGTTGTCCTTTGTCTTGACCTGCACTGCAACGTTCTTGGTAACGATCTCAAACATAATTATCTAACGGTACGAACCGCTCCCGCCCGGTAGCTGTCAGTCGTATTATAACCCTCTCCGAGAGAGGTTAGGTTCTGCATGGCTTCCTTGTATTTAGTTTCGTACAAGGCCATAAGATCCTGTTCGCCCTTCAAGTAACCATAAGCTTCCGTCAGGCATGCATATAGCAAAGCATGTTCAGCATTAGTACCAAGCCAGCTCGTTCCCGCATCAACGATGGATGCTGGGCGATGGAAGTAATGGATCTCTGCGGTGTAATTAGCATCTGGGGTCGGCCCAAGAATAAAAGTATTGTCGTCGAAGATTGCGTAATACCGAGGCGCTCCCGTTGCCGTCGGGTCAGGGAACGCTTCGCGGATAAAGTTTACGTCCTTGTAGAGCAGGTACTCATAGCTTCCGCTGTTCTGGATGGCCAAAGAGTAAACAGCAAGGAAGTCTGACGGAGCTTCTAAGTACTGAAGATCCGAGGTCATGGACCCCGTGCTGTTCTTACGAAAATCAGGAAGCTGTACGGTCTTGAGGATCCGGTCCTCAGCCTGCTTGATGATGGTATCGAGATCCGCAACAAACTCCGTATCCGAGTCTTTCAGATACGTCTGGATCGTGCTTTTCAATGTCGCAAGCGTAAACGCCATCAGCTGATACTCACTGTTACGTACCCAACCATGGATTGCATCGGGGCCGCGAAGGTTTGATACGTCACGCTAAGGGCCCGGCTTGCCTCTTCAGACGGGTCCGGCCTTGGGTTCTGGAGAGGCCGAGGGTCATCTATCCGGATCTCGCCCACCCACAGCTGCGGCTGATCAATATCGTTGCACTCAGGACAGACATAAACGTCCGTAGGCATGCGATTCTGAATCTGGTTAGCCAGCTCATGAAGCGGATAGCGAAACCCGCATCGGTCGCAAAACCCAAAAGCATGCTTGCCCTGTGCGTACGTCATCGGACCTTATACATCCGAGGCACAAGCTTGAGGTCCGTTTTCACACGATCCTCATCAAGCGCATTCTGAAGCTCTTCGTCATAGATGGCCTTGAGCGCCGTAAGACGCGGGCCAATCTCTGGACGCTTCATGGCAAGATGATAAGCCAGCCCAGCAACCAACGCAGGAATGAACCGAGCCGGTACATCAATCGTGTTCGCGCCACTGTTGCCCACGTCCTGAATGCGCCGCATGCGCCAGTAAGCAACCGTATATGTCTCCGAGCTGTCTGGGATCGGCCAAAGCGTGAACTGCGGAGTGATTTGCCGATCAATGTAAATCTGTACCGGGCGCCCCTGATCAAGCTTGTTTGGAACCTGCGCATATGCCGCAAAAGAGATCCGCTCAAGCCGCGTGTCTTGCTGATTGCTTGTGGCTGCATTAGTTCTGAGCTGATGCTCCATCAGGTCAATCGTGTCTGCCGGAAGCGTATAGGTGGCCGTCCCGGGGGTCAGAACCTGAGACCCTTCCTCAATCATCCACAGGTGGATCCCGCGATTGGCCCACTCAAGCGCAAGCAGGTTCATCGACCTCCGGGCAGTCCGGAAGTCGTAACCTGATCTCAGTTCAAGCCCGGCCCTCTCAAATGCCTCTTCGGCAATCTCAAGGAAGTCCGGGTTGAACGTAGCGGTGCCGCTAGTAGCCACTTACTTCTTCTTAGCCTTGGTCTTGCCGCGCATGGCGCAACCATCCGTGGAATAGGTCTTGCCGCCCATCCGCATTTTCTTGGGCTTCTTGGCTTTGGTCTTTCCGCCATAAGCCATCATTTCTTTACCCATATTGGCGCGATTCATAGGACCTCCGGTCTCAATGGATACAACAATGCGTCCCTCTTCGTCTTGCTCAAGGGCGTCCTTATCAGGCTCATCCGTCAACATGCGAAGCGCAGGGCTAAGCGCTCGTAGCCCACGGGTCATCGGGGTGCTTTCCCCTGTCAGCATCGCGTAGGCCGGGCTAATGTTTTGAAGCAGCTTCTTACCGTCCATGATGACTCCTTAGCACATCCGTCCTTTGGTAAAGCCTCGCATGGCTGCACCGTCAATTTTACCACCCGAAGCCATCTTCTTGGTGGCGTTGGCTTCAGAGAGAGCGATAGCCACGGCTTGGTCCCGTTCTTTGACCTTAGCGCCCGAGCCAGACTTAAGCTCTCCGCGCTTGAACTCGCCCATCACCTTCTCGACTTTCTTTTCTTGCTTCTTGCTGAGCTTAGCCATTTAGCAATCCCACGCCCTACGGCTCCAGTAGTTTGCCGAGAACTTATCCTGCGTACCCTTAATCCCGCCGGAGCGGGCGCAGTACGACTTCTTACGAGCAGGCCGATCCTTCTTGATCGACATGTTCGCATCGCCAAAACGAACGAGCTTTACCTCGTCACCCTTCTTTGCAAGCACGGCAAACTTCTTGTTGCCAGACTTGCTGGTCTTTGGCTTGTTGAAGCCCGAGAAGGTCTCGCCCCGATAGGTGATCTTCCCGCCTTCCCTCTTGATGTCGCTAGCCTTGGGCATCTTACTTCCTATACTTGGCTGTCTTCTTAGCGATCTTCTTCGGCTGACGTGAGAACTGTTTGCCAGCCTTTGTGTCCTTTCGCTTCTTGGCAGAGGTCGCTGCATATTCTTTGCTGGATAGCGCGTCCCTTGCTTTCTTCGGCAAGTACCTTTCGCCAGCAGCCTTGGATCCCTGAGTGGAGGGCTTCCCAGACTTTGTGCCCCACTTTTCTTTCGTCCACTTCTTGAGGCTCTTCTGCGACTTTTTAAGCGCCATCAGTCTCGGTACCCGCCGCCCTGTGCCTTGTATTCTTTGGCAAGCATTTGGGCTTTGCGAGCCGACCACTGTCCCGGCTTTCCGCCCTTCCCGCCGGATTTGATCTTCTCAAAGAGACGCTTGCGAAGAGACGGCTTGGTGTAGTTGCCAGCTTCGTTTACCCGGCTCTTAGTCTTCTTTTCTGGCTTCTTCGCTGCTGGCATCAGAGTGGCCCATCTTCTGCTATGTTCATTGTTAGCCGTTAAGTATGTAAACAACATCAAAAGCAGCCGCGATGGCGATATCTGCCCCCGCGCTGTCCCCGATGCAACGCATCTCAAGGTCTGTCTTCTCCTCAAACCTCAAGGGGAAAGTGTAAATTTGACTGTGTCCAGATTCGGATTTAGCAAACTTGTCCTTAACCTGAAAAACCTCGCCAAAAGGGCGTGCTAAGAACGAGACTGTGGCGTACTTGTTGTTCTGAGTGGTTGCCACGGTGATGTCGGTCTGCGT